ATTCAAGAGTGGTACGAGAAGTCAGGTAAGGCATCAAGGAAATCGCAGAAGGAATTACTTAAAACTACTAAACTTGCTGAAGGAGAAGTAGATGGGTAGTAGAGTACCTTCAGACTATCGTAAGTTTTACACTTGTCCTAATAGAGATATTCTTGATCCTGATGGTGGACAACCTGAAGGATGGGTAAACAAGGATGGATCATGGGCAGCAATTCCTCTTATGGGAAGTAAAAAGAAGTTAGGTATTATTCACAATGGTGAGTATATGCACACTGCAAAAAACTATAATGATGCAGTAACATACATAAAGAAACAAATTTCTATTGAGAAGAAACTCAAGAAGAAAGGTTCATTGGAGAAATTCTTATGAGTGAAGAACAAACACCACAGGAAAAGTGGGATCGTGGTAAAACTTTATTGCTAGAATCGTTATATAAACCTGATAGTAAACTAAGAGGATGTGCTTATAATCAGGGATGTAAAGATGAGTTAATGTCAATAAGGGATCAAGTAATTGAAATGGTTAGAGAATTAGAGAATCCTCATAAACCAGCATTAGCATTTGGTAAGAAGAATGATCATGTAGAACCTACAATTAGCACACCTAATGGTGATATTAGTGAAACTTTAATGAGTGGAACTTTAGGTGATTATTATATGTCAGAGAAGAGAGAATATTAATTATGAGTAAGATTGATACACAAGGGATGAGTGGCCCTGCTGATCCTAATTATAAACCAACTGGTAAAATACAATCACATAAACCTATGATGATATATCCTCGTAGGTTACATACTCCAGAGATGGTTAAAGAGTTGAAGATACTTATTAATGAAGTATTGGATGAGAGGGATGGTAAGAGAGGTAGATCATACTTTGATAGTGAGAAGTTTAAGCATAGAATTAATGAACCTGAACCACCTTATGAAAAATGGGAATGATTAGAAAGTGGATTAAAGGTATTGTGTTAGAGGCAATGAGGGAGTGGGTAAAGGAAACTGAGTATCTTACTCAACCTACTGATCCTGAAGGTAGGTATTATTGTAGTAAATCAGATTGCGAAGGGGTTAGGTTTAGTGACAAAGAAACATAATTACAAGAACCCTTCTAAGGCACAAGATCTCTCACACTTAGAGGCACAAGTTACTGAAGGTAAGAAGTATTATGATGAGCAAGGGTGGGAGATCTCTCCACCCATAAGTGATAGAGAATGTATCTACCGTTGCTTAGAGAACTGTGAGCAACTTGCTGGACTTGATAAGAAACAGGTACAGAGATTGATGGAAGACTTTAAGACTAAGAAAACAGAGTTTGTAAGAAACGAGGAGTATCCAGCACTATGAGAACACAAAAGAAAGAAAACTATTATTATGTTTTTTGGACAATAGCAATGATAGCATTTATTGTCCCACAAGTATTCACTGCTTATGCTTATATGAATATCAAAGCTTTACTTGAAAAACCTTTTGAGATAGAGATTGTGGAACCATCTAAGTTAAAATTAGGATTATGAAAAAGTGGTTTAACTTAAATGAAAATACACCTTGGATAAAAGGATATGAGGATAAGAACTCACATCCTGTATATAAACACGCTGATAGTCCATCAAATTGGGATATAAAATGTAATAGATTGATTATGCAATGTTATGGGAAAGGTGCTGCGATAGATATTAGACTTATGGATACTGATAATGATTTCCAACATCAAATAAACATTACTGTTGATGATGGTAAATTAAAGGCAAGAGTATCGGAGCAAACAAAATGAGATTGGGTGTGATGTGTTCTGGTAGCGGAACCAATTTTCAGAATATACTTACAAATCCTCTTTGTAGTACAAATGAAGTTGTATTGATGATAACCAATAAGAAGAAGTGTGGTGCTATTAAGAGAGCAGCAAAGTTTGGTGTTCCCCATTGTTATGTTAGTCATAAAGATGAAGAGCAGATGATAGAACTCTTTAAGGTATGGAGAGTTGATCTTATAGTTCTTGCAGGATATATGAGAGTGATTAAAAATCCTGCTGCTTTCCCTGCTCCTATTATAAATGTGCATCCATCATTACTTCCAAAGTATAAAGGGTTACACGCAGTTGAGCAAGCTATAGATAGTGGGGATGAGGTTACTGGATGTACAGTACATTATGTTAATGAGGAACTAGATGGAGGTGAAATAATTCTTCAAGGTGAGGTTCCTATATTACCTAATGATGATATAATATCACTTACTAAGGCAATTCAGAGACAAGAGTATGCAATTTTACCACTGGCAATAGAACATGTTAAGCACGAATTACAGAAATAGGATAGTAGATATTTGCTGTCGTATGATTTCAACTGATGGAGAAGTTGATTTAAATGATAGAATATGGATGAACAAGTTATGTGAACATAATAGACAAGCAAAGGATCTTGCTACCTCTATGTTATGTCCAGATTTTATAGATCCTGAAGGTATTGAACCAACACATAAGTTTCCCTTATAGGCATAAATTTTTGTTAAATTGTATCAGGAAATACAGACACTTTTGGTCTAAATAATGATAGAATCGAGGAGAACAAGATGATTCAAACTCCTTTGTTATGGGTCTACTAAATGTTGTTTACGGAGTTTTTTATGCACAACTTAATACCGCACAATCAGTTATCGGGATCAGAGGATACACTTGATCCGCATAGTGATTTACTAGCAGAATACTACGAGTGCTTAATTGACTGCGAAGACACTGCTTCAAGTTGTAAACGAATATGTAAGGAGGTTTTAGTTTAATTAAACTGTAAACTTTATTCTAGGATAATATGTTAATTCATTCACATCCACCTTAAGTAAACCTAATTAAATCAAAAATTAAGAAAACCCTTGACTTATTCAGTCAGGGGTTTTATAATGTAAATATGGAAATAGAAGTATTTGATAATTATCTACCAGATCGTGAGTATTCTATTATTCATGATTGTATGATGGGATATAATGATGCTGGAGATATACAACATTCCTTTACTTGGAATTTTGTAGATCATATTACATCTTCACCTTGTCTAGATAAGTATTTTCAATTTGTTCATATACTTTTTATGGATCATAATATACTTAGTCCATATTTTGATATGGTGAAACCTATTATACAAAAGGAAAGTATGGTTGCACTCAATAGGATTAAATGCAATATGATTATTGGTACTGAGGAATTAAAGATATTTAAGAACTCTTTTCATTGTGATGTTGCACCTAAAACTGCTGAGAATATAACAACTGCAATATACTATGTAAATAAAAATAATGGGTTTACTTTATTTGAGGATGGTACTAAGGTGGAGAGTATTGGTAATCGTTTAGTTAGATTTCCTGGTTATCTAAAACATACTGGAACAACTTGTACTGATGCAAATCGTAGAGCATTAATTAACTTTAATTATTATACCTAATGTCTGATATTAAATTTCATGATGATTTTCTTACTGAGAAGGAATATATTCCAATATATCAATATTTTCTTGATAATAAGTTTGGGTATGATGGTGAAGGAGTTAGTTGGTGGTGGACTGATGGTGTTGTTGAGGAAGGTGATGGTCTATTTCAATTTACTAATCTATGTTATGCTAAAGATAAATTACTTAATCCTATAATGTATCAGGTGTTGATGCCTATTATTAATAAGATTAAACCTATGGCATTACATAGAATTAAGGCTAATTTAACTTTGAATAAAGTTATACAGGATGTTGATCCAGTAAAGTTACTTCACGTTGATAGTCCATATTGTTATAAGTATGGTAATATGACTACTGGAATTTATTATGTAAACACTAATGATGGTGGTACTTACTTTGAAGATGGTACTATGGTAGAAAGTGTTGCCAATAGATTTGTCTTTTTTCCTTGTAATATTAAACACGCTGGTATTCCCTGTGGTAATGCTACAAGAAGAATTGTAATCAATTTTAATTGGTTTTAAATGTATTTTATTAGTGATAGATAGTGTACGAACAAGCAATGAATGAAATGAACAATCCCTTGAGTGTTGTTAAGATGGTAAGAGAATCTTACTCTAGGTACTTACAAAAGAACTTTACTGAGGTTCAAGTGCAGTTTAGAGATGAGGAACCAGCTTGGATACCTTATGAGACATTACTAGCAATTAAAGAAAATGAAGTTGAATTTCAAAGGAGGGTAAAAAATGCCGATTGATTTTAATAGGCAAAGATTCTTTAGTTTCAAACCTTTATGGCATTTTGAAAAGGCAGGGAATGATAGTAATCTTATGCCATTTGATCCAGAAGTCTATGAATCCTATCGTGAATTTAGACACGATAAACCTGAACAATGGGTAACTGGATGGCAGATAAGATATAAAGGAGCAACTGAAGAGGAAGTTACTAAACAGTCTAGTATTTACAATGATCCTAATGAAGTTTTCATTGAGGGTATTTGGTATGGATTACATAAACAAGAGATTGTTTATTATGAGGGTAGTCATTTGGTTACATTGAAGATTCATGGAATTGATGGTTTATATAATCCTGATTTTTTTACTACTTTAGTAAGTAAAGAAAGCATACACAATCCATTTAAAATATTGTTAAAGAATCCACCAAAAGAGATGCCTGATTATGGTACTCCTGAATATCGTATCTTATTTAAAGAGACTGCTGGTGGATGTGTAATTGGTGCTGGTGGAGATGAATCTTTAGAGTTTTTTGATTATATTGGTCATATTATGGTTACAAGAAAACCAGAGGAGCTACCTGATTGGTTAAAGGAACCATCAAAGGCAAAACCAAAGAAGAAAATAAATCGTGCAGAAGAATACTTTCACATGGTAAACAAAATCTCACAAGCAAATAGAGAAAAGGATTCAGAATGACTATTTGGCAAGATTACATTGATGCACTCTTTGATACATTCCCTCAGTTAAAGATAACTGAAGAGTGGGCTAGATGGGAAGGGAAAGACGCTGAATTGATAGCAAACATCCGAAAAGGTAAGCACTTCCTAAAGGCAAGAGAAGCACACATAACAGATCCAAACGCTGACATATACAATACCATACTCTATCCTAAAACAGGGGCAGATCTGCCTTGTTTTGGTATGGATCTAATGAAGTTTAGTGATAGGAAGGTCATTATAGTATTTGACTTCCAACATCCAAGAGAGAAGTATCTGTTCTCTGTTGATGGACTGCCTGAAGATGATGGTAAGTATAGATTCTTTGAAATGGGTAATCACTTCTCTAAGAATATCTTTGTAAGATACTGTAAACCAGAGGAAGTTAATGCTTACCTATCAGAGTTTAAACAATATCTAGCAGAGTATAAAAAGATGATCGAGATTAACAAACCTAAAGGAACTGATACTACAGTCTATAGTGACTTCGATACTTATATGACTGAACTAGATCCTGTTAGAGGATACTTGAAGGGTAAGTTTGGTGAAGATAAGTCAGAGACATTTGTAAATGATTTTCTTTTTAGTTATAAATGAGTGTTAATCAATATCACGGATTTTTGAAACGAGAAAGTCCACGCAATAGGGAATACTTAGAAGAATGTGCTAAGATTATCAACAATCATGAGATCGAGATTAATGAAGATAAGATACTAGATCTTCTACAGATAAAACTTAGATTTCCTGAAGCTGCTATTGATGTTCTTAATCATTGTGGGTTATTTACAAAGCATTTTTTTGATTCTAATAAGTATCTAATTTATGAGGAATGGAAGAAACTATATGATTATGGATTTACTACATTGCTTAATAATGTATTAGATCTTACTGCTGATTTAAGATCACTAGATCAAAAGATATTACCATTGAAGGGATCTTATACTAATGCTAATTTTTACCTAAGCAAAGGTACAATGAGTAGGAGACCTAGTTTTGATCTTCATAATCACGACTATGATGTCATAGTTAAACCGATCTATGGTAAATCTATTTGGGTGGTTGGTAATGAAGAATTTGAACTCTCTCCAGATACTATAATTATCATACCTGCCTTTACGGATCATTGTGTAGTATCGAGTCCAGAAAAAAGATTGTCACTTACCATCAATTTAACAAAATGAAAAAGATATTATTTACTATACATGAAACAGTTTGGTGGGTAGTTGCTGAACTTGAAGATTGGTTATATCCATATAGAGATAGGGAAGTAACTCAACCTTTATGGGCAGAGAATTATGATGCTGATGTTAATGAATTAACATACCTTAAATCACAAATGGAATCTGCTAACCAGAGAATTGAGAGATTACAGAGTGAGATGATTTATGTTACGTCTGAAATACACAGTATAAATACTGGATTAAAAGAAAATCGAAATCCAAATCAATCCAATGAAGGACAAGAAGGCAGCGAAGCTATTGTTAAAGAGAGCAAAGAAACACCCTGAGTGGTATTCTAAGAAAGAGATTAAGTATGCTAAGATGGTAAAGAAGAGAATTAAACAGGAAGAAAAGGATGCAACAGAACGTAGACTCGCTGAAGATCAACAGGAATGATGATGGTTCATTTTCCTGTGAGTGGGATAGGAATGATCCTAACTGGAAGTTTTTAAATGACTTGACATCACAGGAGATAGAGGTTATGATAGATCAAGCAATTAAACTTGACCAAAATGAGTCGTAGAGAAAACAAAAGTTATGCTCTAAGGAATTTGGAAGATGCTTTAGAAGATTCTTTAACTTCTGATTGTACTCCTGAAGAAATCTATGAAACAATTAGAACAACACTTAGAAGGAATCTAACATACCATAGAATATGTGTTAGAACTACTAATGAAGTGTTACGTCTAGTTCATGGAACTCAGAACAAGGATAAGGTTATCAATCTACACGAAACAGAGTTAGATGAATCTCTAACTGATTCTAATCAATGGCCAGATTATACTGAACTTCCAGATGATAAGAATGATGAGTGGAGAAGAATTGAAGATCCAAATTATGTTGAAAAAGAACCATCCTATCAAGATATGATTGATGCTGGTTATGAAATGACTGGTGAAGGTATCTGGTGGCCAAGTGATAAAAGAGTTGCTGAGATGGAAAAGGAGATCACTACTCCAGATTATGATAATCCAAGAGTATGTGCAGAAATTGACAACCTAGCAGATGACAACAGAAACTAAAATGCTTGAAATTAACACTACCAAGAATAAAGATCTTGGATTATGGGACATAACCGCTACCCTTACACTTCCACCTATTACAGTTACTAGGTTAAAGAAAGATAAGAGTGATATTGAATATGAATTGCGTGATGCTTTTAGTGATGTAATTAGAGAGATTATTGAAAAGCATTGTGAGGATGAAGTGTAATGGCATTATCACAACAAGTTGAATACTCTTTAAGAGAATCTCAAGAGTCATTAAGAAATGCTTTATCGTTTGCTGCAAGAAGTGAAAAACCTTATGTATCAAAACACATAGCAGATATGCTTGCTAATATAGATAATCTTATTGATGCTACCGAATTGATAGAGCATCTTAGAGGAATTGAAACTCAACCAGAAGATTAACTATTGTTGAGCAAATCTAAAAAGACTCTTAAGCAGTTGATGATCTTATAATTACTTATGTTATAATATCCACACATACTACTTTAGAGTCCAATGATTAACTTAGACGAGCGATACCTTAGCTATCTTAATACAGATAAGGAATTTAGGATAGATGGGGAAGGAGAGAAGGTTAGAGGATATGGATGGCATTGTGATGGTAATGACATAATGGGGCATTACGTTACTACAGAATCATATAAATTGTATTATAATATGGAAGGAAATTTCGTTAGAAAAGAGCAACTACAAGTTGCTTGATGAGATTACTTAACTCTAAAGTAGGATGGATTATGACACAACCAAAGCACGATTTAGAACACGAAGTTTATCTTGATCCTAAAGATGGTAAAGAGCATATCAATCATGGTATGCTTGAGTACACTAAGGAGGATTTAGAAACTTCACACGCTTATTATGATGAGTATCATAAGGATGATGAAGTTGATCCTAATGATGCCAAGATCAATGACTATCATACAAGGCACGAGGATAAGCACCTTGAGGTCTATTGTGATAATCACCCTGATTCTATGGAGTGTAGAGTGTATGATGATTAATTGTATGACAGATCAATAAGTGTAACACACCCCCTTCACAGGGGGTTTTTTAATGGTATTATAAAAGAGTGGAAAACAAACGAGGTTCCTAACTACTCTGACAGATAAGCGATACCAGACTCCTTCATTGGATATGCTTAGGATACCGCCAGAAGCAGAGACATGACGTTAAGGTAATGCACTGCCCCCTCAGTTTTGTTTTCCTTCACCATTCATTTACACATTTTTAAAATGGGAACTCGTTCACGCATTGGACTACAACTTAAAGGACAGATAGTTTCCGTATATCATCATTGGGATGGTTATCCTGAGTGGTTAGGTGTTACACTTGAAAAGAAGTTTAATACCAGAGAGTTGGTAGAAGAACTAATTGATGGTGGAGATATGTCTTCTTGTGATTCTGAGTATGGTTGGGATTATGATGAAGAGAATAAGAGAGAAGTATCTGCACCCACATACTACTCAGAGAGAGGCGAGGACTGCCCACCAAAGATCTCTGAGACACTCACAGAGTTTCTTGACCAAACAGAGTACACAGATGGTGAGTATGCTTACCTATTTGACAATGGTGAGTGGACTTGCTATGAAATAGGTCAATACGGTGATGGAGTGAAGGGTAGAATACTTGACATTCCTGCTGACTTCCCAGTTAGAGAGACAGTTCAATAACTGGCACATCCGAAGTTGTATCACGATGTAAAACTGCTATGATAAGAACATCAGGTGGAGAGGTTCATTGGTTCAAACCGAAAGGTGAACTGTCCCTGATAACACAATCACTTGGCATTAAGCAATTCCTAGTCTTTTGACATAAATGGATACTCTTATGTAAGTCCAATCCATTTGAGAGATAGGTGGTTCTACTGCCCGAAAGCACAAGGCGTACATCAACGATTCGCTCTTATTGTTGTAAGTCCTTGTAAACCAACATACATCCATTTTTGGTTAGGAGTTGTGTTAGTAGGGGTTCAGGTGTAAGCGATTCCCAGTAGGTAAATTTGGGCATATAGGTGAAACCTATGTCGATGCCCCACTCTCTCATTTTTTTATTGTGGTATGACTTAGTACCTGTAATTAGACTCAGTAAATGGGTTAGGATCAGGTGAAGCACCTCTTGAGCATACCACACCCTTTTTGTAAACCGACACTATTTTTTTAAAATGTCACCTAATTTCGCAGAATTTCTTCTTGAGAACACTAACAATGGAAATGAGATCCTAGCAGTTCTTGATGATATTGTTGAAGTTGTAGAGACAGGAGGAACCGATCTATAAACTGTCACAAATATGCCCCTATCTAACCGTAGGGGCATTATAATATATTCATACACCCAAAGGAGATTCAAATGCCTACAGTTTTAACAAAACAAGAGAGAGATAGGGTAATTGGTAGTCTTCAAGAGAATGTCCTTCATTGGACACAGCAACTATGTGATTCACTTGGTGAAAATTACAAGCGTTATCACAGAAGAATGATTGAATCAAATGCTGCAAGATTCAATGGTGATGGACAGAGACAAGATCTATCACGTTATGCACAAGAGCAATTAGACTCTCATAATGATGGTACATTCAAAGGAATGAAGTTTACCATTACAACTGGTAAGAAGTACCATAAGATCATTTCAAATGACTGGGATGATCGTAGCAATGAGTGGAGTAGTGGTGGAGTCCATGCATTTGTAAACAAGCATACAGGTGAAGTTTACAAACCTGCAAGTTGGAAATCTCCAGCAAAGCACGTTAGATATGATCTAAGAATTATTAGAGATCGTGAGTATGTACTTGATCCTGATAATTGTGGATGGTCAGGTGGTTATCTCTACATGAGGTAATCACAATGCTTGTAGATCTAATTAAACCAGAGATAGATGTTGCTCTTAAAGCATTAAGAGAATATCCAACTCTACATCCTGACGATGAAAAAGTCTATCTTCGACTAATTGAAAGATTAGAAGAATTTCAAAAAATTTGTACCTGTAAGGAGGGTTAAATGCTACATCTTATCGCATTAGCACTAATATGTGCTATAATATCAGCAATGATTGTACTATACGTTTACAATCCTCATCATCACTAAAATGATCTCAACCACAATTTCCTTTAAACCAATTACTCCAAGAGTTAGAGCAGGGAAACGTGGTAAGCATATCATGTGTCCTAACTGCCGATCTATCTCTAAGGTTTATCACTTTAGTTGGTCAGGATTAACTTGCCAACAATGTGAAGAGAGTATTGACAAATCATTATGGAGTGTAGAGCAATGAATTACAAATGGGCAACAACTCACACCTTTACATTCAAAGAATGGAAGGCAAAGAAGTTTGTTGAGTATCAGGATGCTTTAGATTATGCTAATGAAAAGTATCCTTATGAAAATCATACTTACATTTGGAAACTAACTGAGGGTAAACCATTGAAGTGGGTGGAGATAGCATAATGGCAAAAAATATGACTTCCTTAGAAAAACTTCTCTTTATTTCTTCTTTCTTATGGACATTGCACTGGGGCACAAGAGTCGTATTTCTTATTCTGGATACGGTTTTAGTAAACAACGCTGCCAAACTGTTGCCGATTGGTTTTTAAATACATTCTTACCTAATCATCATATTGATGTGCATATACATCATAGAGGGATGATTAGAGAAGATGCTTTAGGATATTGTGATTGGATAGGTACGTCACATAACCCTAGAGATTTTGATATTGAGATACAATGTAAAATGGATCACAAGATGTATTGTGAGACTTTATTGCATGAGTTTATCCATTTAAGGCAATGGGTACAAGGTACGCTTAAGATGAAAAGTGGTAAGTTTCATTGGCAAGGTGAGAATATTCACCATATTGATTATATGAAGCAACCGCATGAGATAGAGGCATTTGAACAAGAGGGTATTCTATATCGTAGATTTATGAAAGAGGTATGTAATGTGACAATTCCAGAACCTATACACTACTTCCCCAATAGATTAATTCAACCTCTATAATAAGAGTATGAAAAACACTCACATCGAACATCCTGAAGATACTATTCTTACAGGAGATCTTTCTGTCTTAGACGCATTTGTAACAAAGAGTAAATTGAGTGTTAAAATTGATGGAGCTCCTGCTATAGTCTGGGGTACTGATCCATCTAATAATCAATTTTTCGTAGGAACAAAAAGTGTCTTCAACAAATTCAAAATCAAAATCAACCATAACCATACCGATATTGATCGAAACCATCAAGGAAAAGTGGCAGATATTCTGCATAAGTGTCTTGATTATCTTCCTTTTACAACTTCTATCTACCAAGGTGATTTCATCGGTTTTGGTGGCACTGATAGTTTCAATCCTAATACCATCAGATACAGTTTCCCAACTGAAATTTCCGAAGAAATAATCATAGCACCTCATACGGTTTATGATACTCCTAGAGGAACACTTAAGGATGCTGTAGCTAGTTCATTAGATGATGAGTTAGAGAGTGTAGAGGGTGAAGTATTATTTGTTAAACCTGAAGCACAGTATGATATTACAGATAATATTAAACAGAAATGTGCTTTTGCTAAACAAATAGCACAGTTGGTTGAGTTTGTAGATGATAAAACTGCTACTCGTCTTAAGAGAGCAATGAATAAGCGTATTAGAGAAGGTGTTGAGATACAATCTGATAGAGGTAAAGGTAATCTTTTGAGTTTCTGGAAGTTAGTTAGATCTATTAAACTTGATCTACTTGCAGAGTGCTATAGTGATGCACAGTATGAATGTTATATTGAGAATGAGATAGTTCCTGATGAAGGTTATGTAATGTGGAGCGATATTGGAACTTATAAATTAGTTGATAGAGACCAGTTCAGTCGTGCCAACTTCAATTTAAGTAAATTCGCTAAAGGATAAATGGAACCAGTAGAACTTACAATCAACCTTACTGAAGCAGTAGAGGATCTACAACTTGGTTTAACTAAAGAACAAGTTGAATACATTGCCAACGATATTAAACGTGGATGGGACTTCAGTCACATCTATGAAGAAATAGAAACAAAGGTGGAGGAATCTGCCCGATATGCTAACATTACACTGTCAACCTGATTATTATGTCTCAACTCTCTGAAGAAACACTCCAAAAACTTGCTGATACTTTAGTTGATGATGTCATTGATTATATTAATGATGATGATCGTCTAAAGGATTTCTATCTTGAACTGATAGGTGATGCTGTATGTGAAAAACTGGGTAATAAGAACCCTGATGGATCTTGTACCTTTGATGGTAGCATATCTGCGGATCTAATCATAGCAATAGCAGATAGAATAAGGATAAGCAAAATTAATGATACGGAGGCAAGGGATATATTATCCTACTTCAAGAATAAAAAGTATTGAACCATATACCAGTTAGAATAGTGGCACAGTAACCCTTCAGAAGCGATTCTGAGGGGTTATAATGGTTATAACAACAAAAGGTACTATGACCCCTGAAGAAAAGTATCAAGCATTGTATGAGCAACTCTATTCTCTATGTGAGAATGAGGGATGGGGTGATCCATTCTCTTATGCAAGGTCAAGAGAGATTCACATGGCAGGGATCTTAGGACACAAGATTGCTGATGATTATTCAGGTGCGGACGCATTTGATGAGGATGGAGGATGTGAGTATAAATCTACTATTGCAAATTCGATCAATGCAACGTATAATGGTATCAGTGTTCAGGATACTTGGGATGAGCAAGAGAGATATATTATTGAGGATAAGATAGGTAAGTATAAGAACCATTACTATGCACGTTATGAAGGGGGAAAGATCGCTGAAGTATGGAAGTTAGATTGCCAAGATGTTCTATCAATCGTACTACCTAAAGCAAAGAAACAATACCCTAAGAAAAGGGCAGGTAACGCTAAAGATCCCAGAATAGGGGTTACAATCTCTAAAAAAGAAATTACTGAATATGGCACAAGAATTAGATAGTGGTAAACTGATGTACTCAGGAGGTAACAATGATGAATGTTATACTCCTGATTATGGTGTTAAACCTATTCTCAAATATATTCCAAAGGATGCTACTGTATGGTGTCCCTTTGATACTCCACAGAGTGAGTTTGTAAAGCAGATAGAGCAACAGAATGAGGTAACATACTCTCATATTAATACTGGTAGGAACTTCTTTGAGTATGAACCGTATGAGTGGGACGTAATAGTATCAAATCCACCATTTACTGATAAGCGTAAATTCTTTGAACGTGCATTATCATTTGATAAACCTTTTGCATTGATAATGACTAACACTTGGTTAAATGACTCAGCACCTATGAGATTGTTTAAGGATAAGGATCTACAGTTATTGATGTTTGATAAGCGTATGAAGTTTCTAAGTCCTGATGGTAGGGATAATAATAAGATCACATTTAGCAGTAGTTACTATTGCTATAAGATGCTACCAAAGCAAATTATAATGGAAACACTTGATGTGCCACCTCGCAAAGTGACCCCAAAGACTACCAGCGAGGCACGTTTGCCATTATAATATAAGAGTAAACAAGCAAAGGACTTCTATGATGGTATTTGATGAAATAGATCTCCTAACTGAGGTTTATGAAAACTATTGTACTGAACAGGGATTACCCTATGTTTCTGCTGATGAGCAGGATTTCAATGAAATTACTGAAGATCAAGTAATTTGGATTGAAGCATTTCAAACACTATGGGATAAGGCACAATCATGAGAACACCTTCAAATCAAATCTTTGCCGACATTGACTTCTTAGTTGATGATTTAGGTATGAACGCTGATGAGTGTGATGACATTCTCAGAGCTTGTGATGAACTTGGTGGTATTAGTGCAGAGTATTTTTGTGAAGAGTTTATATTTGAAACTGGTGATCCTGATGATATTCCCAGACTACACAATGATGACTATCTCAAAATCAACTGGAGGTTAAACTAATGGCAAAAGTAACTAAGTACCTAGTCACCGATATTATGTTTGACTTTGAAGATTCACAAGGTGAATTGGATAAGGAAGATCAAATTGAGGTATGCCAAGATACATTGGGTATCTGGGAGGCAGAAGACGAAGATGAGTTAGTTGATAAGATCTCTGATAGAATGGGATGGTGCGTACAATCAATAAACTACACTACTAACCTTTTACATCCACTTACTTCTTACCTGTAAAATGACCTACTCTGAAAAAGCAAACCCAAACGCAACCAATAGTGAGTTGGATGCAAAGAGAATCATCAAGCATTTGAATGATGCTCAACATGATGCTGTAGCTGAGCAATTCGCTGAATTGGTAGTTGATGGCATGGATATGAAAACATTGGTTCAATATGTTTATGATGATCTAATAGAGTATTATGAGAAGTGCGATCAGCATGAATTGAGAGAACTGGTTGATGAGTATGATGAGGATTTATGGGATGAGTTGGTTGATAACGTAGAGGACGTAACCGTACTTGATACTAACAATACTGGAGGTAAATACTAATGGCAAGGATGCTACGATTAACCAATGATGAGTTGTATGAGATTGTCAAGTTGTATGATATTCTCAGGGATATGGATTTTGAACTAACACCAAATCAAACTAATGTGTTTGATAAACTACAATCAATGGAGTGCCAAACCAATGTCTAAGTATGAAGAGTTTCAAGAGTGGTTAAATCAATGTCCGATTAAGATCACAGAGTATCAGGATAATGTATCTTCTTTTGCTATTGATTTTGAGATAGTAGATGAGGATGCTGAAGAAGTAGAGCAATGTATTATAAATGGTAATGATTACAAAGATTGTGTTGATCGTATGGTAGAGACAATGACAGAATATGATAAGTGGGGGAATATAAAAAGATGAATAAAGTATTTCTTAACTTAACTCAAGATGAGTATGAACTCGTAGTGTGGTCACTTGAACAAATGTGGTTAGATTTTAATCCACAAGAAGAACAGGACGCTACTAATGCTATATCAAAATTGAAAGAAATGACTTCATTTCTGCCAGTTGAAGAACTGCCACACAAACACTACCGTAAGGATCTTGATCTATTATAATAGAAGAGTAAACAACCAAAGGATCACTTATGAACAGTTTAGATGAATTTGTTGATTATGTTTGGAGTTTCTATGGTGCGGATGATGCACTGTATCCTATCAGTGGATTAGAGAAAGAGCATATCCTAGATGCTTTTTACATCTATGAGGATAGAATCCTAAAGGGTGATCTTGAGTATGTACATTATTCTTGGGGCAATGGTGATAGTTTAGATCGTGAGAGAGTAAGAGATATTATACTTGAGCAACCACAATTCAACCTATCAGGAGTTTAATTATGTCACAAGAAACAAAACTAATCTGTGCCCTTACTGAGGGTGAAATCAGTACAATTCTCCATCACTTACAAGTTGCTGCTCATAGATATGGATCAACTTGTGAGATAGAGAGAATTTTTGAAGAATTAGAAGGTGCTGTTGATGCACACTACGAAACCCTAGAAACTTTCATCCCTAATTTCCACGATTAATCCAATGACCGAACTATTAAACAGTTACACATTTGAAGCAAAGAAAATTGTTTACTATTCAGTAACAGTTGGTGCAGAAAATAAAACTGAAGCAAAGAGAATTGCATCTGATTTTGAACATTGCAAACATTATGAAGAGGTTGAGTATTGTGAAGGATATGAATATAAGGTAGGTAAACTATTAGAAACAACTGATGAAAAGTGGTTAACATGATACAAGCGTTTACATAATATAAGAAAAGTGTTATAATTAGTGGTAGCATCACCATCTACCACTATGGAAAAGTCAGTTCTATTAACAGAATCTGAGTATGATTTAATCTTTAATCTACTACAGGATCACTTAGAGGATATAATGCAAGATGAATTTTTTCACATTCATAACCACGATGAATCAGAAAAGGCAACTCAACTCACACTTGATGCTTTAAGATCAATGAAGAATTATAATAATGATCTTACTGCTGATGAGGCATTTTCTGATGGTAGCATAGGATTGACAGTATGATGGATGATGAGATATTAGAATTTACTGAAATGTTGAAGGTGTTCGCTGAACGTGCCTCAGTTGAAGAATTGAATTATATTAGGAGAGAATCCACTCGTCAATATAATAAATCCTATGCTGCTCATAAAGCAAAAGAGTTAGGAGTTGATCTTGATTATTATATGAGTGAATTTCAGATATGAGTTTGATAACCAAATTAAAGAACCATAAAACAGATACTTATCAACAGTTCAAAGAAATGATAAGGACACCTATGTTTGTATGGGGACATGAGGGACTAAGCACTCAGGGTAAGAATCCAGCATATTTTTCGCATCCATTTATCATACGCCCTGATGGTGTAGGATATTCACGTCCAGTATGCAGTCATACTGATTTGGCAACTCAAGTTGTTTTTGAAGTCTTAGGTATGAACGGTTATGAATTAAATACTATCCATAGGATGAATTTAAATATGACCTATGCTCAGGATGGTAATCAACAAACACCGATACACGTTGATCATGAGTTTCCACATCAAAACCTATTGATTTATTTTGATAGTCATAATGAGGGTGAGGGTGGACAAGTGATAGTAGAGGATGAGGAATATTATCCTACTGAGGATGATGCCATAGTATTTGGTGGATTACCTCATAGTGTTATTCTACCACATAAAGGATTCAGGACGGCATTGGTAACAACATTCACTGCTGGTTATTCAAGAGACGATGCTGCTAATATACCTACCACTATAATGGATGAGAGTATTAGAGTATGAGAATGAATCGTCAAACTGAGTTAAACTTTGCATTTGAACATATTGCCCACTTAGAGGATTTGTTTAAAGATAATGCTGATGGTGCATTATTAGGTGCATCACTCAGGGATATAAAGATAATACTTGAACGCCAACAGAAAGCATTGTCAGAAAGACGAAATCGTGGTATTATAGATAAATGAAATATCTCTATATTATTGACTATTGGATTCCATTTCCTCAATCTGAATATGGTGGAGTAGTTAATGTAATTGCTGAAGATGATTCTGAAGCATTTGAACTACTAGCAAGTGAAGAAGGATTTTATGATGGATATACTGATAGGATTATGCCTAATGTTATGAAGGCACAAAAACTCAAACTAGCAGATGATTATGAATCTGCAATCATAGACGCATTTACAACTTAGACCTATGGCACGAAAGAAAAAGGAACAACTTTATCAAGTTGAGAAACGATTTAAGGATACTGCTGACTCAGATTGGGGTCGCCAAAAAGGTAGACTTACTAAAGAGCAAGCAGAAGCGTTTATTGCTGAAAAATGTGCAATGAGTAATATCGCTGAAAACACTTTTAGGATAGTGAAGGATAATGGATAAACTCTATAGAATTGAAGAACTTGGAACAGTAGGTTGGACACTCTTAGATGAGAAATCAATTAAACTTACAAAGGATCAAGCAAAGGCACGATTGGAATCAGCATTAGCAGAAGGATTAAACCCTAACCGCTTAAGAGCAATTCCTGATGTATGAACCACAAGTTGATGATTATGTTATTTGGCATAGACCAAATGGTGATGTAGAAGAAGGGTGGGTTTACTTTAAGGGTGACCCACCTGTTCATAAGAAGGGATGGAATGAGTGCCCTCAGTATATTACCATAGAAGTAGGAGTAAAACCAAAGCCCCATTGTGTCTATTCATCTGGCAAACCAATGAGGCATAAAAATATTCATATATTATTACTATGTTATAAACAGAATTGGGGAGAATTAGAATATATCAAAAATAGGAGAGACGAGCTAACGAGGGACGCAACGCCCGAAATTACAAGCACTTATAGTGGTTATAAGAGTCAAGAACATAGGTATAGTGATCCACAATAAAATGAGAGAATTTCTGAGAGTATGGAAATATGCACTTGGGAGTTTTAATGATGATACTACACACAAATACGATAATGCTATTTGTATTATAAGGACGGTTATAATGCTACAGTTAGTAGTGACGAATTGTTTTATAGTAAGTGGAGTAATACGCCATTGGGACAAGTCTCCAAGTGTAAATATAAGTAATCAAGTATAACTGAGAGTAATGGCACAAACATTTGACCAGCATATAAGTCAGGCAGGTATATTAACTACTG